CGGGCCCACTTCAAGCGGAAGGAAGGGGCGAATCTCAAGCCGCCAGTCAAGTCTGGTGACAACCCTCGCCGCGCTTCTTTCCTGGCGCGTATGGCCGGCAACTCAGGGCCAGAGCGCGACAGCAAAGGACGCCCCACCAGGTTACTTCTTTCCTTACGCGCCTGGGGGGCGTCCTCCAAGGCCGATGCCAGGAAGAAGTCTGCGGCGATCTCTAAAAGACTGAAGGCGAAAGCGTAATGGCACAGTTCACACCTCATGAGATTATGAAACGCGCTGAGAAGGCGGATGCCAGGAAAGACCAGTGGCGCTCCATATATGAGGAGTGTTACGAGTTTGCCCTGCCGCAACGCAATCTCTACTCCGGCTTTTATGACGGCAAGTCGCCAGGCCAGGACAAGATGGCCAGGGTGTTCGACGCGACGGCCATCAACTCGACACAGAGGTTTGCCAACCGCATCCAGTCCGCCCTCTTCCCGCCATATCGCAACTGGTGCCGGCTCCAGAATGGCAATGAGGTGCCGGAGGACCGCCAGGAAGAAATCGGCCAGGCCCTGGATTACTACACTGAGACCATGTTCGATGTGATCCGGCAGACTAACTTTGACCTGGCGATGTCGGAATTCCTGCTTGATCTATGTGTCGGCACGGCTGTCATGCTGATCCAGCCTGGCGATGATGATGCGCCTGTCCGCTTCACCGCAGTCCCACAGTACCTGGTGAGCCTGGAAGAAGGCCCCTACGGCGTTGTTGATAATGTCTATCGCCGGATGCGGGTCAGGGCTGATGTGATAGAGAGACAATGGCCTGACGCCAAATTGCCAGAGGACCTGGCGCGAAAGGCTGTTGACCAGGGTGATGAGGAGATCGAACTGCTTGAGGCCACGGTCTGGTCAGAGAAGATGCAGACCTACTGCTATCACCTGGTATATGCCAAGGACAAGAAAGCTGCCGGAGCGAGCGACCTGGTGTATCGCACAATGGATGTGAGCCCCTGGATTGTCGCCAGGTATATGAAGGTTGCCGGCGAAGTCTACGGGCGCGGCCCGTTGGTCTCGGCTCTGCCCGACATCAAGACCCTCAACAAGGTCAAAGAACTGGTGTTGAAGAACGCCTCTATCGCTGTTGCCGGGGTTTACACCGCGGCCGATGATGGCGTCCTCAACCCACAAAACATAGCCATCGCTCCTGGTGCGATCATCCCTGTCGCCAGGAACGGTGGCCCCAATGGCGCAAGTCTCCAGCCACTGCGGTCTGCCGCTGACTTCAATGTGGGTCAGCTAGTGATCAACGACCTGGTGATGGGCATCAAGAAGATGCTCCTGGATGACACCCTGCCCCTCGACACGCAGTCAGCCAGGTCAGCCACAGAGATCGTGGAACGCATGAAGGAGTTGTCCCAGAACCTGGGCGCTGCCTATGGACGCCTCATCACAGAATGTATGATGCCGATGGTCAACCGCATACTCTATGTGATGAACGAGAAAGACCTGGTTGATATGCCTCTGAAGGCTGATGGCAAGGTAGTTCGCGTTGTGCCCGTATCTCCCCTGGCACAGGCGCAAAACATGGATGATCTGCGGAACGTCCTGGAGTTTGCACAGATTGCTCAGACAGCCGGCCCGATGGGCCAGGTGGCGATCAACCAGGACGCGATGCTCGACTACATCGTTGAGAAGATGGCCGTGCCGCGTAGCATCATCAATAACCAAGAGGCGCGTGAGGCTATTGTACAAGAGATGCAGAGTGCGATGGCACAGATGCAAGGGCAGCAGCAATGAGCGAACAAGATGTATTCCAAATCCTGACGCCAGGTGTATCGGATCGTGATGACCTGGATCGTGCCTTTGTGCGTTGCTTCTCCACAAAGGAAGGGCAGACCGTTCTTGAACATCTCCGCAAGACCACGATTGAGCAGCCTACCTGGTATCCAGGTGAAGATGCGTCTCATGGCTTTGCGCGAGAGGGGCAGAACAGCATTGTCCGGGAGATTGAGAGGCGCATCACAAGAGGTCGTAACTTATGAACCAAGATGAACTGGCCGTGAGCGATAACTCGGAAGAGCCGCAGAGCGATAACCAGGAGCAGCAAACACTCCTCAACCTTACCACCCCACAAGAAGAACAGCCGGCAGAGCCAGAGGCTATGCCCCACCTGGAAACAGATGAGGCAGACGAAGAGCCCATTGATTGGGGTGATCGACCTGAGTGGATTCCGCCGGAACTCTGGTCTGAGACTGACGGGCCCGATGTCGAGAAGGCCTTTGAAGAACTGGCCACAGTCAAACGCGACTACAAGGAACTCCGCACAAAGATGTCCCAGGGCCTACACAAGGCCCCGAAAGATGGCGAATACGCTATGGACATCATGACTGACGCCGGCATCGAAAGCGATGACCCGATGCTTACAGGCTATCTCGAAATAGCCAAGAAGCACGGCATCAGCCAGGATGCGTTCAATGAGATTGCTGAAGTCTACCTGGCATCGGTTGGCGAGATTGAGGCACAGACCCAGGAGACCATCGCAGAGCAGAAGGCAAAGCTGGGGCCACGGGCTGACAAGATCATCGCTGAGACAGAGCAGTGGCTCATGAAATTTGCCCAAAGCAATGTTCTCAACGATGCTGAGATCAACGCAGTGGCCAACGCTTCGACAGATGCCAGCTTCATCACTGCCATGAACAAGATCAGGCAGTCTTACAATGAGGCTCCGATCCCCTCCATCGAAATCCAGGAAGGGGCTCAGAAGTCCATCAACGAACTCCAGCAGCTTGTGGCTGACCCGCGCTATGGCAAAGACATGGCCTATACGCAGTGGGTTGAGCAGCAATTCATGGAGAACGTGGCATAAAAAGGAAGCCCTGGGCTTCTCTCCAATAGGCAAACCATACGGTTGTCAGTTGTAAGCATAACCCCGTGAGGTTATAGTTTGCCCAACTGACAACCGTTTTTTGCGGCCAGTTCTCGCTATACACGGCCCGGCCAGGACAACCGTTGCGATGTAAACCTCTATCTTTGATTTGCGAAGGAGCAAGCAAATGGCTGTATCAATCAGCAATGCGTTTGTGACCCTCTTCGACAGTGAGGTGAAGCAAGCATACCAGGGTCAACGTGCCCTGGCTGGTCTCACCCGTGAACGCACTGTCGAGGGCTCAACCGTAAAGTTCCCGAAGATCGGGAAAGGCACGGCAAGCATCCGTGTGCCCCAAACCGATGTCACACCTATGTCAGTGACCTACAATTCTGTAACCGCGAGTATGGAAGACTACATCGCCGCAGAATATTCGGACATCTTCAACCAGGCAAAAGTGAACTTCCAGGACCGTGCAGAACTGGTCCAGGTTGTTGCTGGCGCTATTGGTCGTCGCATGGACCAGGTGGTTCTTGACGCTTTGGCCGCTGCATCTGGCACACAGACTGTGGCCAACTCAGTCGGTGGTTCCAATACGAACCTCAACGTGGCGAAGCTTCGTGCTGCTAAGAAGGCAATGGACGCGGCAAACGTCCCTGCTGAGAACCGCTGCATCATCGCCCACGCCAACAATATGGACGCCCTCCTGGCTGAAACTGAAGTCACCAGTTCTGATTTCAACACGGTGAAAGCCTTAGTCTCCGGCGACCTGACCGGGAATACCTACCTCGGTTTTAGGTTTGTCTCAATCGGGGACAGAGATGAGGGTGGCCTGGCTATCGACGGCTCATCTGACCGCACGATCTTTGCGTTCCACAAGGACGCTATGGGTCTTGGGGTCAACATGAACGCGCAAAGCCGCGTCGATTACATCCCGGAGAAAACCAGCTTCCTGGTCGCTTCGATGTTCTCGGCTGGCTCTGTGGCCATCGACCCTGTTGGCATCACGAAAATCACCTGTCGTGAGAGCTAGGAAGGAGACTGACTGATGGCTTACTCGAAAGATGGATTTGGCGCACTTGGTGGCCAATCACTCGCCGGCTCCCGCCCTGCTCTGTATGTGTATACGACCACTGATGCACATACCGCAGTAGATGCGTCGGGCTACTTCAACGATCTGTCCAACACTCTGAAGGTTGGCGACATGATCATTGTTCATGGAGCAACAGGCGGCACCCGCACTGTGACCATGCACATCGTCGTGTCCAACGCTTCCGGTGTTGTCGATGTCTCCGATGGCACAGTCATCGGGGCTGTCACTGACAGCGACTAAGTTCCTCCGGGGCCGGTCTCTATCAGGCGAGGCCGGCCCTAACTTACAGGAGAGAGGCTATGGCTTCTGGCGACACCAAACTATCAATATGTTCAGACGCATTGATAATGCTGGGCGCGAAGCCTCTCTCCTCTTTTTCCGAAGGAACTGACGCGGCGCAGATTTGTGACCGCCTCTATGATGACATCCGGGACAGCACCATCGGGATGCACCCCTGGACCTTTTCATTCAAGAAGACGCAACTCGCCAGGACAACAACTACTCCTGTCAACGAGTTCAAGTATGAGTATCAGCTACCAGGCGACAGGCTGAACAATGTTCGCGCAGTGTTTACTTCTGGCACATCCGGCGCGAGACCGATCCAATATGGCTGGGAAGTCATGGGCGACAAACTGCTCTCCTCTGAAGAGGAGATATATGTCGATTACCAGTATCCCACGCCAGAAGCTGAGTTGCCGACTTACTTCATCCAACTGTTGAAATACATGATGGCCTGGAACATCGCGGAGACCGTGACAGACCAGATAACCAAAGCGGACTATTTCAAGACCCAGGCTGTCGGGACACCCTCTGAGAATATGCGCGGGGGCTTCTTCCGCGTGGCAACGTCTATCGACAGCCAGAACAGACAGACAGAGGCGATTGAGGACTACAGTCTGATTTCGGTTCGTGGATGAGCCGGATTGTCCAGATACAGACAAACTTCTCAGTAGGTGAGATCGACCCCCTCCTCCGGGCCAGGATCGACCTCAAGCAGTATTACTCTGCCCTCCAGACTGCCACCAATGTTGTGATCCAGCCCCAGGGCGGCGTCAGACGGCGTGAGGGGTTGCGTTACGCTGCCACCTTGGATGCTGGTGCTGCCAACGGCGTCAGGCTTATCCCGTTTGAGTTCAATACAGACGACAGCTATATGTTCGCCCTGACTGCCGGCAAGTTGTATGTCTTCCGCAGTGGGGCCCTGGTTACAAACATCAACGGCAGTGGCAACAACTACCTGGCGATCTCAGAGATCACTGCGGCCATGCTGCCGAACCTACGCTTCGCACAGTCGGCCGACACCATCATCTTTGTTCATGAAGACCTGGAGCCACTGAAGCTAGTTCGCGGGGCCAACAATGCGTCCTGGACGAAATCGACTGTCTCGTTTGTCGAGCGGCCTTACTATCCATTTTCGATCACCACCAGTAATCCTGCGGCAGACATCACGCCATCTGCCGCATCTGGCAATGTCGAGATCACGGCGACAGCCTCAGTCTTCTCAGCCTCGCATGAGCATCAGTACATCAACATTCTGAGCAACTTTGGTCGGCTTCGGATTGTGGAGTTTGTCAGCGCCACAAAAGTCCGCGGCGTTGCAGAGGTTCCCTTCTTCTCGACTGACGCCATCTCCGCAAACGATTGGGAACTGGAGACAGGCCATGAACAAGCCTGGTCCAGCAGCAGGGGCTGGCCCAAGGCCATCACCTTCCATGAAGGCCGGCTCTGGATGGCGGGGTCCAAGTCCCTGCCCTCGACAGTGTGGGCATCACGGGTCAATGACTTCTTCAATTTTGATAAAGGCGAAGGCCTGGACGATGCGGCTCTTGAGGCAACGCTTTCAACATCGACGCTGAACTCTATCACTGACATCTTCTCCGGCCGCGACCTCCAACTCTTCACAACGGGCGGTGAGTTCTATGTTCCACAGGCAAACCTGGAGCCGATCACCCCGTCTAACTTCATCGTGAAGATTGCCACCAGGAACGGGTCGAAGGCTGATGTGCCGATTGTCGGCGTGGACAGTGGCACCTTGTTCATCCAGCGCAAGGGCAAGTCTCTCAACGAACTGGCCTTCACCGATACAGAACTTGCCTACAACACCAGCAATGTCTCCATGTTGTCGGGCCACCTTTTCAAGGACCCGGCCGACATGGCGATCAGACGCGCCACCTCAACAGATGAGAGTGACCGGCTGATGATCGTCAACGGTACAGATGGGTCAATGATCGTGTTCTCACTGTTGCGGTCCCAGGAGGTCACTGCGCCGGCTAAGTTCACAACGAATGGTGAGTTCCAGGCTGTCGGGGTGGATGTCGATGAGATTTACGTCATCACCAAGCGGACAGTAAATAGTGCGGCGCAATACTTTGTCGAGTATTTCGACAGCACTTTGAACCTGGACAGCGCGGTTGCAGCCTCTGGTGCCGCCAGTTCTGCCAGTGTCGCTCATCTGGACACTGAGACTGTCAAGGTTGTCACTGACGGCGTTGTGCAGCCAGATGTGACTGTGAGCAGCAACACGGCGACTTTCGCCAGGGCAAGCACTAGCAGCTACCAGGTCGGCCTGGATTACACGGTTGAGGTCAAGACCATGCCGGTTGAGCCGCAGATACAGTCTGGCTCTCTGCGCGGCTTTAAGAAACGCATCCTGGAGGTGAACGCCGAACTCTTTGAGACAAAGGCGCTGACGATCAACGATGAGTTGGTGGCCTTCCGTCAGTTTGGCGAAAGTAACCTGGACACAAGCGTTCAGCCCTTCACCGGCATTAAGACCATCGGCCCACTCCTGGGCTTTGACAAAGAGGGAGCCATCACGCTCAAGCAGACTGTGCCGCTTGATATGACGGTCCTGGCTCTCGACTACAAAGTAAGCGTGGGGCAGTGATATGGAAGCTATAGCAATAGGGTCTAAAGTCTTTGGTGCCATCCAGCAGATGCAAATGGCAAAGGCCCAACAGCAAATGTATAACTTGCAAGCCAAGCAAGCAGAGATGCAAGCCAGGGCCGGCATGTTGCGTACCAGGTCTGAGACGCTGAACCACAAGCGTCAGGGCATCCAGGTCCTCAAAAAGATTGCTCAGAACCTGTCAACAATCAACGCACGGGCCGCGGCCGGCTCTGTTGATCCCTTCTCTGGATCAGTGGCCAACCTTGCTATCTACAACCTGGGCAAAGGCGTCACAGACTTTTTCACCAGCAAAGAGAACCAGGAGTTAATGCAACTCCAGGGACAAATCATTGAGGCTGGTGGTGCGATCCAGTCCGCTCAGTATGTGGCCGCTGGCAACATGGCCCGTCGTCAGGGCTACATCAATGCTGTCGCTACCCTCGGAGAGGGCGCTTACATGGCTAATCAGACTGGTGGGTTTAGCTTCACCAACCCCAAGCCAGCGCCATCTGTCGGAAATTCTAGCTATACAATGTATGAGCCACGCTGATGTCAGAACTGTTTGAAAGACTGGCCTCTGCCCCCATCCAGACAGTTGGTACAGGAGATGTGCCCCGCATCGACATGGCTGCTGGTCGTGAGGCTGCGCGTACATCTGAGGCAATGGC